AACCGAGGGGGTTGATTTCGGTGGTAATCTTGCAAAGGGCATAAACAACTTGCTTCATACAACAGACTGGTCACAGGCTGGTAAGAACATAGGAAAGGCTCTTGACCAAATAACCACAAATATTCAGTCTTTTATTGATAATCTTGACGCTGATGAAGTAAGCTCGGCAATATCAGAGTTTATATCTGGCCTTGATATACCTAAAATACTTTCAAAGATGGGTAAAAACGCACTAACCTTTACAGTCAAGTCTATTAAGATTACGGCGAAGGTTATTGAGCAATTAGGCGAGGATTTAGGCGAAAAGCTGGTTGTTTATGTTGATAAGGATAGATTTATTCAGTTTAACGAGCCTGGAGGCACAGTAGAGGTTCCGTACACACCAACATTTGACTGGAAAGAAAACCCTATAAAAGCGTGGTTTGAAGCGTTTAGATTTGACCTTGGTAAAGTTATCGTAGTTGATATTTTCGGCATTGATACTATTGACGAGCTTATTGCGGCGTACAAGACGTGGAAAGACGTTGGAGATAAGTGGAATGGCTTTTGGAGAGATTGGAAAGACGTTTTTGAGGACATTAAAGAAGATTGGAATGACTTTTGGGAAGACCTTAAAGAGGGTTGGAAAGATTTTGAAGATGGGTGGAATAGTTTTTGGCAAGGCCTATCAAAAGTCTATAATCTGGCACACGATTTTAGTGACCTTGACCTTGATTTTCTTGATGAGTCCAAAGGCACCGGTGGTTTGTTTGACCTTATTTTTGGTAATGATAAGGCCTTTGTTAGTCAGCCGCACCGCAACAACAGCACTACCAGAAATAGAGCCAATTTTAGTAATTTATTTGGTGATTTGCTTGATGAGCATACAAACAGAGTCTTTGCTGCCAACGCACACAATAGACACGGCCGTGGTGAAAATAGATATACAAAATCCAACCCCAATGAGAAGGCCCCGAATGTTAAGGGTGCTTTTGGCTCATTAAAGGGCGAAGGTAACGAAGCAGTTGGCTCACTTACAGATGTTAAAGAGAAGATATTTGAGATTTTTGGAGACATTAAAGAGAAGATATTTGAAACTTGGGAGAATATTAAATCTTATTTACCACAGACTGCTGAGGAGATTAAAGTTACCATTTCAGAGAAGTGGGAAGATATTAAAACGAATACTCAAACAAAGTGGGAGAATATCAAGAATATACCTGGCGAAAAATTCAGAGCCGCAAAAGAGAGAGTTATTAGCGTTATAGAGGACCTAAAGTTGCGTATAGGAACTACTTGGGGTCACATTAAGGACTCAACAGAGAAGTCCTTTGCTAAACTCAAAGACGGAATAATCGGACCGTTTTTAAAGGCAAAAGAGGCAATTAAAGCGCCAATCAACGGCATTATTAGTGTTGTTGAGCGTTTTATAAACGGTATTATTCGTGGACTTAACAAGCTCTCTGATAAGTTCAACGAGATTTCTGGAGACCTCGGTGATGTGGCAAAGAAGGTCGGATTACCGACAGTTACAATGCCGACTTTATCCACAATCTCAATCCCTCGTCTGGCTCAGGGTGCAGTTATTCCTCCGAACAAAGAGTTTATGGCAATTCTCGGTGACCAGACAAGTGGAACTAATATTGAAGCGCCTCTTGATGTAATCAAACAGGCAGTTGCAGAAGAACTGTCAACCCAGCTTGAGGTATTACAGGACGGTTTCAATTCTGTTGTTACTGCAATCAATAATAAGAACCTGAATATCGGGGATAAGGAAATCGGTAAAGCAAACGCACGATACCTTAATCAACAGAGACTTATAAGAGGTACAAGTATCTAATGTATAGTACAAGTAACGCATACAAGACGGCAGTTAGAGCCGCAAGCAGACCGTATGATACAGTAGAGGGAAGTATCACACTTACTACTGGAGTTGTAGTACAAGTCAATTCTGCGAATATGCCTACGAACGCAATTACAATCACTAAACAATGTATTGATGGTGATGAACTGATGTTCGGAGGTGTATTTCTTGGTGAATTACAACTCTCCATAATGACAGAGTTATCAAGATATGCCTTCTTTGGAGCAACTATAACTCTGGTATATAAAATCGTTATCGGATATGACGAGAATAATACGGCTATATATGAAGAAGTACCATTAGGAACATATACAGTATCAAGTGCTGACAGAGTTAGTAACACCGTTAGTATGACTGCGTATGACAGTATGAGGCTACTTGATAAGAGTATAGGTGGTAATGTCATTCAAGGAACACCTTGGGAAGTGCTTACGAGAGTAGCGTTAGATACCGGCTATCAGTTAGGTTTTACAAGTGCCTCTTTATCAGACTTCGTTAATTCGGATAGTCAATTACAAGTAGATGAAGAACACGGTATATCAACATACAGAGATGTAGTAAAGGTTGTATGTCAGAACTTAGGTTGCTTTGCACAGGACGATAGAACAGGGAGGTTATCTCTTAAAAAGTTTTCTGACGAGCCTGATTTAGCTCTTACTACTGCTGACTGGTACTCATTGGTACCGGCTGACTATCTGTGTAATTATGTTGCTTTAACAGTTACAGGTCTTGCAGGAACATTTAACGCAACTTCTCCTAACCCCAACGAGATTGGTAATCATATGATTATTGAGGACGCTCCTGCTTGGGATTTCGGTGCGTTATCTACGCTACAAGCAAGAACTCAGGCCTTATATAATTACTTGCATACTATCTCATATACTCCGTGCGAAATGGATATGCCGGGAGACCCGTCATTTGATTGTGGTGATAGACTTGCATTAACAACAAGAGCTGGAGACATAATTGAAACTCTGATAACAAGTTACTCTTGGAGTTTTCATAATGGAATGTCAATCACAAGTGAAGGCTCTAACCCTTATTTAGAGGGTGCAAGTACAGACGAGATTGCAAGTACGAGAATGCTTGACCAAGCTATTGAGAGCAATAAACTTAAATTTGTTCACTTTACAAACTCAAACGAGAAAGTTATTGAGGACAACACAAGAGTTATAATAGGCGATATTAACTTTACGACAATAAGCACCGACGATATTATGTTTATTGCCACAATACTTGTTGACATAGATGTTGAAGATGAAACCACAACAGAGCAACTTTCTGTACCAGTAACAGTCTATGATTTAAACGGTAATGAAACTGTACTAAAAGATAGTTCTGGAAATACTGTTACATTACGAGGAACAAGTACAAGTACGCATACAAGAGACGGTAATTGTAATGTATCTGTAAGCTATCAGCTCGATAGGGCAGATGTTGATTATGTTGCGATAGATAAACTAACTTCTGGTAGACATATCATAACTGTTTATTATCCGATAACAGGGCTTGCCGCAAATACTATGTATAACTGGAGAGTTTTACTCACATCAGAGGGTGGTACAATTACTGTGCCTGAACTTACTCTTAAAGCGAGCTTACTCAGCCAGGGTATTACAGGTTACACAGGATTTAACGGTTGGATTGAAGCTGAGGACGAAACATCACCTATCGTTATTAATGGTATCAACATTACTACACTTACAGAGACAGTTGGAGTTGATGTTGATTACCCTCAGTCTGTTAGCGGCAGTGATACAACAAGTCAAGTTACAATACCAAATCTACCAGTTACAGTTGACGAACAAGCACCTAACCTCGTTTTAGTGTATAATGATAATCATATAGCTTACGCAGGCGAAGGCTTGTATTGTGGCGAGGACATAAGCACAGGTGGCGAGAATATCCTTGCATAAGGAGGCGAACAAATGGCATTTTTTAACATAAGACAATGGATTGATAGGGTAAGCCAATTCCCTAATAGAAGAACCTTGACCAATGTCGAAGACCCGACAGATGTAAAGACCTACGATTTGAGCAGAGCAGAGGGCGAGATAACAACACAGGGAACGGCTATAACAGGAGCAAACCTCAATGACCTTGAAGGTAGAATAGCCTCTGCGTTTACTTCGGTAGAGCAGGCTATGCCCGAAGCCAACCCTGCGGCAGAGGCAACTGGAAGCCTTATCAAGATAAAGATTAATGGCACAGTTTACGAAATCGAAGGTGGTGGTGAACCACAGACAGGCACGATTGAAGATGTTGCAATAGCCTCATTCTCTGATGGTGCTGATGATGTGCCTGTTTCTGAACTCATTGTTGACATTGAGGCAAGGCAAGACTTACACGGCTACGATAAGCCGTGGGTTGGAGGTGCTGGGAAGAATAAGTTAGAAGTGACCGCCACCACTCAAACTGTTAGCGGTGTGACATTTATGGTGAATAACGATGGTACAATTCAAGTTTCGGGAACAAATACTTCAGACGATAGCGTTAGTATTACCATCGGAAATGTAACACTTCCACAAGGCACTTACACAATATCAACAGGTAACCCGACAGGTGCGGCAAATGATACACATTTCTTAAACATTGATCCGAGTAAAACAGGCGCTCACAACAATTGGAATGTGGCTACTACATATACATTTACAGATAGCGCAGAAACTACTCATACAATAAGGATATATATACGACCCAGAAAGACGGTAAATGCTCTGTATAAGCCGATGATTGAGGAAGGCTCTACCGCCACCGCATATGAACCCTACTCCAACATCTGCCCTATCACAGGCTTTGATAGTGGAGTAATTACAGTTGACAACGACCAAATAACCAACACCTACACAGTTGATTTCGGTCAGACAGTTTACGGGGGTTTGCTTGATGTAACGAGTGGAAAGTTAACTGTAACTTGGATTAGCAATATTGTAGTGCCGAATAATGTAAATAACAATGGTTCGGACAACACCATGCAATTATATAAGGCTTTTTATTACAGACCGAGCGGTGCAAGTTCTGCGAATTGTATTTGTGATATGTTTCATAAAACCACAATAGCTGATGCTTGGGGTATAATTGTCAGAACAAATAGCAACGGAGTAGAATTTAATATACCTTTTTCCGCATTAGGCGTAACTGCCGAAGATGATGATAATACAGTAAAATTGCAAAAAGCAAGACAATGGTTTACTGACAATCCTACAATGCTTGTATATGAACTCGCAACCCCGATAGAGATACAGCTCACTCCTGTTCAGGTCAAGACATTACTCAATAACAACAACATATTTGCTGACACAGGCGACATCAACAAGCTGGTATATTTTAAGACAGGCTGTGAGAATATTGCCAAATTGATTGAGGCATATAGCGAGAAAGACGGCACACAGACAGTTCTACTTGAAGCAACAGATTGGGACAGCACAACGAACACGATTACTGTTGATGTAGCAGGAGTAACGGCTACAAGCAATCAAGAGATATTGCCCTTGCGTGCAACATCAGCGGCTAACATAGCTAACAACAAGGCTTTGCAGGCGTGCAATCTTATGGACTACGGACAGGCGGCAGGGCAGATAACTCTTTATGCCGAGAACATTCCTTCCGTAGATTTGAGCATTAGGGTAATAGTGAGGGCGTAACTATGGCAAATATAATCAGAATAGGCGGAGGAGCAAGTGCAGGCGGTTATTCCTTTAGATACTCGGGAAAGGATAGTTCAAGGAATGACGATAACGAAAACCCTGTAAATATGACCACGATTAATCAGAGTGGGTTTAGCGATGTATTCTCTTACGCAAATGGTATCTTCACAGTTTTGCAGGACACAGAATTACATTATGCCTTGAAGAATTACGACTATCAGAACAGAGGTAATTGTCCTGCGAACCTGTACTACAACGGACAGATTATTGACACAGCCGCACCTAACACAGACGGAGCAGGACAATCTGTTATTAAGCAAGGCTCGATGAATGTTTTTGCAGGAGATGTTATCAAGGTAGGATATGCAACATCTTGGTATCACTTCGCAAGCCTGTCATTAAGCAATAGTGCAAGCGGTCTTGATTTAACGATTTATCAATCATAAGGAGGCTAATATGCAGATTATAGATAGAGCAAAAGCAAGCAGGATAGGCAAGGCAGATTTTCCACGGCTTGAAGGTAGGGTTAAGGTGAGGCTTCACAACCCGACCACAGGCAAGACGGAAATCATCGAAGGACATAACATCGTAACAAATGCCGTAGCCGATATTTTTGCTAACAATTTCGGTGGCATAGTCGATTACGACAATCTTCTGCCTCTGTATTCCAAGATGTTCGGAGGTGTCCTCTGTTTCGCTAATGAATTAGACGATACAGACCCCACAGAATACGCCATTCCGAGTGCAAGTGATAATGCTATCACGGCTCACGCAGGACAGAATACCTACACAAGTGCGGCAGACGATTTGACGAGGGGAAACCCTAATACCACAGGTTTAGTTCTTGCAGATGGAAGTGTTACGCAGGTGTGGGAGTGGGCATCTTCGCAGGGAAACGGCACAGTATCAGCGATAGCCTTATGCCACGCAGATATTGGTGATGCAGGAGCAGGCGGAACAAGCAACGCATTCCAAGCACTTGACCCCTTTATTGAGGTGGCTTGCAAGAGCAGAGTAACGCCTACGGCTATGGGTGGTGCTGTTATGTTTGCTATTAAAGATAACACGGCTTACAGTTTCAAGGTATCAAGTGCAGGCGTATTAACCTTGTATAAGACACCTGTTGTTCATACAAAAGCAGGCTTGCAGGGTAATGGCTTAATTCCTTTGACCGATTATACAGAAACTACTGTAATAAATCTTAATCATAACTTTAGCGAGACCTTGAATGGCGATGGTGCTTGTCTGTTCTATTATGATCTGGATAACGATACCTTGACGATATTCTCGGTATATTCCACAGGCTATACAGTAACGCCAACAACATTGACCATAGATACGATTGACCTGTCAGCAGGCACGGCTACAACAAATACGCAGACGATCAATCTCACAGGCAGATATCTCTGGTCGAATAGAATATTCGTAGGTGGATATGGATACACAGGAATTGTATATCCTATGCAGGCTATCGTAATGGATGGATACCTGTACTATCCTACCTGCAACAGTTCCGAAACATACAGACCGAGTCCAAATGGATATATCAGAATCAATCTGTCTAACTTCGCAGACATTGATGAAATCACCGATCACACAGGCTTGACTACCTTAGATGCTACAGTAACAGGTGCGGTAGCTATTCACGGCAAGAAGGCTATACAGGACACAGGTCTTCTGTTCGATGGTACGAATGTTTACAAGACAGCCATTCATAAAGCAGGAACTTATAATCTGTCCCGATATTTCACGAGCAAGGGTAATATAGCCGCCTACGATGCATTGAATAACGATTCTTTGAACAGGGCAATCGTGAGCAAGCTTTACCTTGCTACAAAATATAATCTCGAGGTGCCGGTAAACAAGACAGCAGCACAGAGTATGTCAGTAACATACACTTTGAGGGAGGTGTAATATGGAAGAACCAACGATAGTAGTAGCTTTAATCTCATTGATAGGAACAATAGTTGGATCTATATCCGGTATCCTGGTATCCAACAAACTCACTACATACCGAATCGAACAGCTTGAAAAGAAGATCGATAAGTATGCTAATAATGAGGACGAGCTTCGTGAGAGGCTCGTAGTGGTGGAGCAATCTGCCAAACAGGCACATCATAGAATTGACGATATTGCAGATCAATTAAAGATTACCGAAAGGAGAAAGTAAAATGGATTGGAAAAGAAAGTTGACATCAAGGAAGTTCTGGCTTGCAGTTGTTTCATTCGTAACACTGCTATTGCTTGCGTTCCACGTAGAACAGGCAACGGCTACACAGGTGGGCGAGATCATCATGGCAGGTGCGACAGTCATCGGCTACATCATCGGTGAGGGGCTTGCCGATGGTATGAACAAGGGGGAGTAATATGGCTTGTAATGCAAAGAATGTTGTTAAGACGGCATTATCCGAAGTCGGTTATAAGGAAACAGGAACGAATCACAACAAGTTTGCTGCCTATATAGATAAGAATTATCCCGACTTCTATAACTACCCTAAACAGAATGTGGAGTGGTGTGATGTTTTCGTAGACTACTGTGTGTTGGTCAATTCCGCATCAGAAGAAGAAGCTCTGTCTGTCCTCTGTCAGCCCAAGAAGAGCGCAGGAGCAGGATGCAAGTATTCATATAACTACTACAAGGCTAAGAAGAGAACAGGCAAGGAAGCGAAGATTGGCGCACAGATCTTCTTCGGAAATACCGAGCCTACTCATACAGGCATCGTAGTTGACATCACAGACACAAGTGTTATCACTGTCGAGGGCAACTCGGGAGACCAGGTCAAGAAGCACACATACAAGAAGGATTCCTCCAAGATCTTCGGTTACGGCTATCCTCGATACACAGAAGAGGATCAGGAGAAGCCAGAACCCACACCGGAGCCTGCAGCTCCTGCTTCTCTTACAGACGCAGAGATAACAGCTATAGCAAAGCAAGTAAGGGAAGGGAAATTCGGTAACGATCCTGAGCGCAAGGCAAAGCTCATAGAGCTGTATGGTGAGGATGGCAGAAACAGAATACAGGCAAGGGTTAATGAGCTTATATCTGCTGAAAAGAAACCATCTTCATCAGAGAAGCCTTCTGGATCCATCTACAAGGTCAAGACATTTACAGGTGCGCCTCTTAATCTGAGGAAGAAGCCGAATATCAACTCTGCCGTAATAACAACTATGGGGGATGGGACAGAGATTGAAGTTCTATCTATTAAGAACAGATGGGCCCAGGTCAAATATCGTGGAATAACCGGATATTGCACATCTAACAGAATCGTTAAAATCGTTAAAAAGTGACCATGCTTTTCACGAGAAGGAGGGTTATCCCTCCTTTTTGTTTACCTACACGTTTATATGTTATCGTATAAATGTGAACATTTTGTAAATGGTATCATATATGCTTGACTTTGCCTTTTGGTATGGTATCATATACTAAAGAAAGGTAATCGGTATGGTTACTTAATATACAAAGAAAGGTGGTAACAGATATGGCCTGGGTAGAAATTCCTGCTAAGGTGTTTGATGAGTTGACGGCACATTCAAAGAAGACACACCAACAGTTCAAAGCATTGGAACTTGAGTTGGAAGGTCTTGAAGATATCCTTCCTTATACTGATGAACGTACAGCAAGTGAAATCAGGGAGAGAGTTTATCGTATTCGCAATATTCTTAAAGAGTAATCATTTACCGCCGGTGGTCGGTTACCACCACTTATATAAACCAAGGAGGTAGTAGATATGACTATTACAAAAGCAAAGAATGAGAGAGAGGTTCTCGTAAAGATCGCTGACGACTGGTATGGTGTCGATTTCGATGAACTTAGGCCCGAAGAGCAAGATGAGATTTATTTCTATGCATATGACAACGATATGATTGAGATGGAGGTAGTTTAATGAAGGTTTCCTATGACACATATAGTGATGATAAGAAGGTTTTCCTTCATAAACACAATGACGATTTTACTGTGCATACATCATCTATGGATGATTATGGAAGATATGTAAAGTCATATATTTGCAGGGATGGCGCAGTGTGGACTGAGGTTTGTGGTCCTTATCATACAGCTGCTAATGGTCAGATCCCCGGCATGCCTGAATTAGGCTTCTTTACTATAGAAGTAAAGCTAATGAAGGTTGAGTATTGGAGTTCTGATGATGCAACCAGTAAGTTCTATTATGAGAAATGGTGATGGAGGTGTGCAATGCTTAAGGTTAAGAAGATAGAGGTATTCAGAGATGATAATATTTCCAAGCCTGACCGCCCTATATACACAGTCATGGTCAATGATAAGGTATTTCTTGAGTGCTTGGGTGAGGAAGAGGTTCGTGAACTTACATACTCAGAGATAGAGAAGTTATGGGAAGAGTTCCACGAAGATGGAATCAAAGATGACAAGGTCGTTCTCGAACTCAATGTGAGACAGTTCAATCTTCTTGGTATGGTCTTTGCTGAACACTATGAGGAACATTCTCCTGCTGAACCTTCCGTTAATGATAGACCGGAAGTCTTTAAGAAGAAGTTTTCCAAGTATAAGTCATACGGCAAGTTGGTAATAGATGTTCTGTCCATATTGGCAGATGCACAGAAGGAGTTGGAGGGTAGGACATGACAAAAATCAAAATGAGTGATATTCGTGAGTTCTATCGTCGTAGATGCTCGCTCGGAGAACAAGAGTATTCGGAAGAAGTATTGGCATTCAGCTTCTTGCTTGGCTTGCCTCCAGAGGAATGTATAGGCATGTATGTTGAGACAGATTGGGATCCGGAACTTATCGAACAGTATGATGATGTTTTGGACATGATAATAAGATGTAAGAAGGACTTACATAAATAAACAAAGATTGCTGACCTAACGGCGTAACGGGGAGAAAGAGGCACATATGAAAAAGAATTTGAGAACAGTATTGCTTAAGGTGCAGAATGTTGATGTCCCCATATGTAAAGTTACCGATGTGGAAGATGACCTTCATGCATTTTATGAGAAGCTTGATTGTGATATGATCGAACTCCCTATGCGTAAGATAGGTAATAATCGCTATCTTGTTATGTGTGATGAAGAGGCCCTTCTTAAAGCGGATCCTATTGTTTCTGCTATGGATGAAGATTTTAATGCCATGCTTTTTGGAAATCTTATGTTCTTCAACGATGATGGAGAAGGTGGCTTGTTAGGATTATCAGATGATGATATTGAGAACATTACTTCCCATATCTATGACATCAATGATTATAAGTTGCTTATATGCAGCTATTAAGGAGGAAGACATATGAAGTACGATTTAGTAGGAGTTGATGGTAACGCTTTTTGTGTTATGGGATATACCGCAAGGGCGTTGAGAGAGACTGGGCATAAGGACCTTGTTAGTCAGATGCAGACAGAGGCTATGTCGGGTGACTATAACAACCTGCTTTGTGTATGCATGAAGTATATTGACATTGCAAACGAAGGCCTTTTTGAGGATGACGAAGAGGACGATGAGTTTTATGGATGGGAGGATGACGATGATTGACTATGATTCAATTAGGATCTGCCCTAATTGCAATAAAGCTGTCAAGAGACGCGATATGACTTTTACTCATGACTGTCATGGTATTCCCTTTAGATGTGTCTGCTTTGATTGCTGGCACAAGTTGATGGAAAAAGGCTATGACGGTGAGTACTACACAGGAGCCGATGAAAACTTAGATTACGACTATTAACAATACAGGTGCACGATCATCGGTCTTAAGCGACCGTAACGAAGGACTTGGTTGACCGGTATTTGAACTACCCTTAGCCCCCTTCAATGCAGTGGTTAAATGGAGTTTGACGAACAGCCTGATTTATAAAGGAGATTATTGATATGGGAAACAGAGCAGTAATTACTACTAAGAGGAATTTTGATACTAACGGAGTCGGTGTTTACCTTCATTGGAATGGTGGTAAAGACAGCGTAGAAGGGTTTCTTAGATATTGCAAACTCAAAGGTTATCCGTCCCCTGAAAATGACAATTATGGGTGGGCGAGATTATGTCAAGTTATTGGCAATTTTTTAGGTGGTACTACTAGTGTCGGGATCGATACAATTAATCACCTTGACTGTGATAACGGTGATAATGGTGTTTACATTATCGAAAATTGGGAAATCGTTGACAGAAGGTACTTTGAATATGAATGTGAGCAAGAGGTTTATCCTCTAGAGATGATTTTGACAGAAATAGATCTTTCGCAGCCTGATTCTGAGCAGCTTCGAGATAAGATGAAGGAAATTCTTTATGGAACAACTTAATATATTTGATTTACTTCAGGACAACCAGCCTTTGCCTTGTGAAGATGTTGTTATAGATCACGAGATACTGTTTCCTGACTTAAAACAATTTATAGGTAAAAATGTTGTTATTACAAATTCTGATACCTTACCATCTCCCCCATATCGTGTTGTTACTATTACTGGTTATCACGATAGATGCGACATTGTTTATAGAAGAGCTCGGCCTTTACCTGAAACCAAGTACGGGTATGGGGAGTATGTTAATGAGTATATACACGATGTTGTTGGTGTAAAGGAGTGTATGGCTTGTTATGTTCCTTTTTATGTTTATGACCGCGTTGAATATTGCGATCTAAACAAAAAGGGCAAGTGTTCGGTATCTGATGCTTATTGCAGAGGTGTTCTTGCAGATAGTAATAGCCCTATATTCTATTCAATCAAAAATTAGTATGCTATAATCCAAAGGAGGAAGTATTATGACTGACAATAACGATAACATCATCATGAGCAGAATTGCATTTGAGAGAATGCAGGCTAAGGATGAGAGGAATGATCTGTGGCGAAACATCACTATCATTACCCTTATAATCCTCTTAGTCGTAACCAATGCTATGTGGCTAATAGCATGGAATCAGTACGATTATGTTGATGACTATGAAATTGAGGCCAGTCAAGACGGAGAAGGCGTAAACATTGTAGGTGGAGGCAATATAGAATATGGCGCAGAAAGTTACAGTTCGCAGGAGGCGGAGCAGAACACATAGTAATTGTCAAAGTTCAGGAACAAGAAGACGCAGGAGGCGTTAATGCTTGACCTGGATAACATTAGTAACTCCGAAATAGACCATCTAATAGATGAATGGATCCATTCAGAGCGAGACAGGAAAATACTTAAACGCAGACTAATAGATGGTATATGTTATGAACCCCTTGCGGCTGAGATGGATATGTCTGTTCGTCAGATTAAATCTATAGTTTCAAAAGCCGAAGCGAAGTTGTTTCGTCATATATAAATTGCACTAAATACGCACTCGTAATTCATTTTACGGGTGCTTTTATTTTGTGAGAATAATGGCATAGGAGGATGTACCTATGCCATATGTTTTTTTTAATCCAAACCCAGACAACAGAAGAGTCGGAGACTGTGCCGTAAGAGCAGTTAGCAAGGCGCTCGGCAAGGATTGGGAAGATGCTTATATCGGTTTATGCACCGAGGGCTTCAGTTCCAATGATATGCCAAGTGCCAATAATGTATGGGGTAGATATTTAACTCGGTACGGATTTGAAGAGAAATCTATCCCTTGTATTTGTCCTAATTGCGTTACTGTTTCAAAGTTTGCAGAAGAACATCCCCAAGGCAGATATGTTCTTGCTTGTCAAAGTCATGTGGTTGCAGTTGATTCCGGTGATTACTATGACACATGGGACTGTGGCGATGAAGTGGTCCTCTATTATTACGAAAAGGAGATTTAAAAATGGCTTACGGAAGTTATTACCCACAAAATTACTATCCTCAGTATTATGGCAATCAGCAAATGCCCCCACAAGCTTCACAGATGCCCTCTAACACGCAGCAATCTTCTTCTGGCAATCTGATATGGGTACAGGGAGAGAACGCTGCTAAAGCGTATCCTGTTGCTTCTGGACAGAGTGTGCTTCTCATGGATTCTGAAGAATCTGTTTTCTATATTAAGTCCACGGACCAGAGCGGTATGCCTCAACCTCTTAGAATCTTTGATTACAAAGAGAGGACAGCACAGCACAGCGAATCAAGTGTAGCCAAAAAAGCAACAACAGATTATGTCTCACGGAAGGAATTTGAAGCCTTCAGAGAGGATGTTATGAGAGAAATAAACGGCATCTCACATATGGAAGAAGGTGAAGGCTGATGAATCCCCTCTATAACCAATTAAACGGAACAAATGTCAGCAGCCCTATGTTAAGTAGGATTAAACAGTTTAAGCAGATGTTCTCTGGAGATCCGAAGCAGATGGTACAGCAGATGCTTAATTCCGGGAAGGTCTCACAGGCACAGATGAATCAGTATATCCAACAGGCAAATGAGATATACAAGATGATGAAGTAATTTAACTCAACTTTAACTCGTTTTAACTCAATTAAAAAACGAGAGTTGATTTTTTAATTCGATTCCTATGTAGCTACAGGAAAATAAAACGAAAGGAGACAAGTATATGTCTTTAACTACAGGCGAGATGTCTGCGGCTGACCTTGCGGCTGTCGTAGGCAACAATGGTAATGGCTTCGGTTTCGGAGGCGATGGCGGTTGGTGGATCATTCTTCTCTTCCTCTGTCTCTTCGGTAACGGAGGTTGGGGAAACGGCTTCGGAGGAGGCTCTAACGGAGGTGTAGGTAGTCTTTATCCGTGGATGAATCAGACCGAGGTAGTGAACGATGGCTTCAGAGACCAGATGCTTAACACCAACATCACATCCATCAGAGATGGTCTCAATGGCATTCAGACACAGCTTTGCAATGGTTTCTCTGATGTCCAGATGTCTGCTATGCAGAATGCTTTTGGTCTTCAGAGTGCTATCAACTCCGGTGTGAATGGTCTTCAGAGCCAGCTTGCTCAGTGCTGCTGTGATAATCGTCTTGCTACTTGCCAGACACAGAACATTATCCAGAGTGAGAGCGCTGCTACAAGATTTGCTGATGCAAACAATACAAGAGATATCATCCAGAGTCAGAACAATGGCACACAGGCTATTCTCGATAAACTCTGTCAGCTTGAACTTGACGGTGTTAAGGCACAGGTTGAGGCTAAGAATGATCGCATTGCAGATCTGCAGAGACAGCTTTCTGAGGCTAACCTTTCTGCTTCTCAGACAGCGCAGAATGCTTTCATTCAGCAGGGATTCAGTAATGAAGTTGATGCTTTGTATAACAGACTTAGCAACTGCCCTGTTCCTTCAACTCCGGTTTATGGCAGAACACCTATTTTCACTTGCAATCAGAATTCCGGTTGTGGATGCAACGGGAATTTCTACAACTAAGGAGGAATGACCTATGGCAGAATATATAACTACTGCTGATAACACAGTAGCATTGAACGGTACTATCCCGTTTAACAATGTTTCTATTCCTTGCAATGCAGGACACGTCATTCCTGCTGCTCCCGGGATTCTTATTCTCAAAGGTAATACCCCTAACAGATTTGCGAGGTACAAAGTTACGCTTCAAGGAAATGTAGCAATTCCGACTGACGGTGATGTTACCCCTATCGCTCTCGGTATTACACTGGATGGAGTAACAATTCCCGAAAGTGTAGCGATTGTAACACCTGCGGCGGTAGAGGAATACACGCACATCAATACTGTTGCGATCATAACCATCCCTTGTGGCTGTTGTATGACAGTCTCGGGAAGGTATGTTGATGGCACAGAAGATGATGCTTCTGTAACACCTACTCCCTCGATAACAGTCAGACGTAACGCTTCAATATCTGTTGAAAGAATTGCTTAAGGAAGGAGGAAAGAGTTATGCATACTTACTATGAGTTGAAAGATATGCTCAAGAAAGAGCTGGACCAGATCGTCAAGAAAGGCGAGCTGTCTGCCGGTAGTCTCGAAACTATCGACAAGCTCCTTAATTCTATCAAGAATGCTTGTAAGATCACGATGTATGAGGAATATGCCGAGGACGGATATTCATATGCTGATTCCGATATGGACATGAGTAATTATTCTTATGCCAGAGGCAGAGGATCCAATGCTAAACGTGATAGCATGGGTAGATATTCTTCCGAAGGTGGATACTCAAATGCAAGAGGTGGCAGAGGCGGCTACACTCGCAGGGGTGGTTATTCATACGATGATGGAGAGAAGGAGGAGAAGGTCGAGATGCTTCGTGAAATGATGAAGGAAGTAGGCTCCGAGGAAGAAAGAAGAGCTTTGCAGAAAATCATCAGGAGAATGGAGCAAGAATGATATGTTTAGCAAAAGTCAGCTTCTTGATGCAATAGATGAATTAGAGGCTGCACCTGCCACTTATCAAAATGCAGAGAAGTTAGCTACATTCTATTCCTTATATGACCATTTATACTGTGAAAAAGAACCATTTGTTCGAAGTGAACTAATAGACGAGAGTGTTATTGGTAATTACGGGGATTCAGAATTTCTTAGTATAATAGCCGGAATGAATGCAGATAAAGTGTGGTCTATAATGAATGAGCTTATGGAGGCTGTAAACGCTCTTCAACCGAGACTCTATAATGCTACTATAGACAAGCTAAAAGAATAACATATTACCTTACTCTTTTTATGCTAAGGGGACCTTATTGGTTCCCTTAGTTTTATTGTGCGGGGTTATATGTTATCGTATAAATGTGAACAATTTGTAAATGGTATCATATACGCTTGACTTTACTAGTCGTTATGGTATCATATAATAAAGATAGGGAATGGATATAGATAGTTCCTTATATAAGCCAAGGAGGTAGTTAAAATGACACAGATTATTAAAGCTGAAGAAATCAGGAAGGCATTCACAGACAAAGTTAATGAGTATCTTAGTGAAGGTATGCAGATTAACATTTGGTCAATGTCTGGCACCCAGGGCGAGAAAGCTAAAGTTGATGTAACAGATGGTGTTCACATTTATCGTATTTCTCTTTTCAGAGAATGTGGATGGATTGATGATGATAATTTTACCCATAGGACAGATACAATGGTTCTTACTGTTGAAAAGTTTGAACAGCAGATTTCAAACAGAGTTAATATTCTTTATGATTCAACTCTTTGGAATGGTAGAGGTGAGACAGTTTATAGTAAGACATGGTATGCATTGGGTGACATTTATAGCAACAATGCTTTTACAGACGATGTAAATACAATTTTGAGCAATAGTAAGAAGTCTGATGAAAGATACGCTCTTCGTAGAGGCAAGAGACATACAGTTGCTATTAATGAGAAGAATATTCTTAAAGTAATTCATAATCATTATGGATATAAGAGATTATATGTTAATGATATTGATTGTGTTTATAAGACCTTATACGCAGATGGTGTAATTGCTTCTTATATTATTAAGTTTAAGCCGGAACTTAAGAAGCCTGATATTCAGGTAAAGTTACCGTTATCCGCATGATTAACTAGGTACTAAGGCACACGGCCTCGGTATATATAAACAAAGATTGCTGACCTAACGGCGTAACGGGGAGAAAGAGGTACATTATGGGTACTACAGTAAGTGAGAGAATGACAAGAGACGAGTTCTATCAGTTTGCGATAGACAACATTCCTGATTATCTTGATGATGCTATCAAGGAATCCGAAGATTACGAGGTCATTCTCGATGATGTGAAGAAGACATCTGGTTCTTATAAGGGGCTTAGGATTTTTAACAGACCTGGCCTTGCCGTTCCTGTTGTAAATCTCGATAGGGAATATGACAGTTACGAGAGAGGTGAGTGTTTGAAGCAGATCCTTGAGAGAATGGCTAAGTTGGCTAATTCTCCTGCCCCCAAGGGATTTAACACTTCTGATTTGATGCACTATGATCTTGTTAAGGATAAGCTTTATGTTGTTGTTGTAGATAAGAACAATTGCAACTGTAATCTTACCTATGACTGTGAAGGTCTTGATGACATTGTTTTCGTCGTAAAGGTCCTTTTTGGTGAAGACAAGAGTGGAGTCATGTCATGCAGGGTTGATAAAGAATTATTCCTTAAGTGGGGTGTCGATAAGGAGAGAGTCATAGAAGATGCCTTAGAAAATACCCAGAAGATGTTCCCTCTTAAGATCCAGCACATTTGCGAAGCTTTAGGTATTCCTGTGAATGATGAAGCTCCTTTGACTTTGATCGTAGGTAATGAAAAGGGCTTTTTTGGAGCTGCTTCCATGTTCTATGATGGGACAATGAGCAAGGTAGCTTCAAGAATGGGAGGAGATTTCTTTGCAATCCCGTCTTCTGTTCATGAGTGGATATGTTTACCTGATAATGGTTGTTTTGAACATTCCGACCTGACAGATATGTTGAATACTGTTAATTCTGAGTTTGTTTCCGCCGATGAAATACTTGATAATGCAGTTTATCACTATTCTGTTAATGATGGTGTATTTGAGAAGGTGTGTTTAGAATGACATTGTATGAGATAAACAAGAGTGTAGAAGATGTCCTTAATAGGATGCTTATCGAACAGGCTGAATCCGGGGAGGTTTCCCCGGAGACGGCAAACCTGTTTTCAGAACTTCAAATTGCAAGGGACGAAAAAATTGAGAACACTGCTTGCTATATTAAGAATCTCCTTTCAGATATCAAGGCAATTAAGGATGAAGAGAATAACTTAAAGGCAAGACGAGTTTCCCTTGAAGCAAAAGTTGATAGTCTTGAAGGGTATCTGTCAGATATGCTTAACTATAAAAAGTGGGACAAGAGCTCTAAGGTTGCTGTGTCATTCAGAGAGTCAAAGCAAACCATTATTGATGATCAATCTCTTATACCATCTGAGTTTATAACTACAACAACTGAAGATAAAATTGACCTTAATGGTATAAAGAAGGCTATACTTGATGGTGCCGTTATCCCTGGAGCTCATATACAGGTTAATCAAAATATTCAGATTAAATAAGGAGTCTATATGAAAAACTTAAACTTTATTAGTAAGTCTCGGTCTTCCATGGGCCCGTATGCCATGGATGTACGTGTTTCACATTCTTATTCAGCTAATAAGAACAGGGAAAATTGCGAAGCTACATACTTTACTTTCAGGAACGGATCAGAAGAAAAGATTGCTCCTAATACCTATAGCATCGCTTATGCGGTGTCTGGAACAAGAGTCTATTTTAAGGAAGTTAATTCTTCTCAGGGATATACTTTGAGCAAGAATGAAAAGAACCATACTGACAATCGGTATGTAACTATTACAGGACCCCGTCATAATGATTTGCATAGATGGTCTGAAGCATATGCAGGAGAATATGATTTGCTTTATGATTCAAATCTGAATCTTTGGTGCATAGATGTTAATGGAGTCTTGTTCAGAGGCAAAGAAGAATAAGGAGGGCATATGGCTACATTCAAGGACATAGAAGCTGCTAATAAGTCTATTAAGCCCATGAAAATATCCCGATGGGATAAGAAGCAGGGTAAGGAGATTAGTAAGGATTATGCTGAAGTCAATCAGAGGATAAAGGCATTCAGAATGATATTTCCTGAAGGATTTATTCGTACATCTATTGTTAGTCATAATGACGGTGTTGTTATTATGAGATCCGAAGCAGGATATACAGATGAAGCCGGAAACGAACACATTCTTGGTACAGGCCATGCTTTTGAGAATCAGAAGAATGGAATGATAAATGGCACAAGCTATATTGAGAATTGTGAGACATCAGCTGTTGGTAGAGCATTAGGCATGATTGCACTTGGTATTGATATGGGTATCGCGTCCTATGAGGAAGTATCAAACGCAATGGCACAGCAGGCTAACAACAGCAATGCGTCATATCCTCCTGAACCTCCTGTTATGTCTAAGGCAGATAAAATGATAGATGATCTTAATACTTATACTTGTTATCTTTGTAATAATGTATTCCATGATCATATGACAGCAGATGCAACTTATAAAAAGTTTAAGAAGTATCTTTGTCCTGACTGTGTTAAGAAGAAGACAGAGGAAGCTATGCAGAAGAAGAAGTCTGAAGAAAATCAGCTGCCTTTCCAAATTTAAGTAAGTAGAGGTGTTTTATGTTAAACAATGTTTGTTTGCAAGGGTTAATATATGGAGATCCATCTTTTAGAAAGACTGGAAAAGGTGTATCTTTCTGTAATTTTCTGCTTGCTGTAAGAAGACCTAAGTCTATGAGGTCGAAAACAGAAAATGATTATATTCCCTGTATTGCATGGGGTGATACTGCAGAATATATATCAAGAACATTCCATGATGGTAGCATGGTTGTAATTAATGGATATATTCAGAGCCGGGAATACACAAAGAATAATGGTGATATTGGCAGGGCTTATGAAGTTAATATCAGCGAATGCAATTTGTGTGATAAGGGTATTGAGAATTATAGCAACCAAGGAGGTGATTTAGTAGATTGGAAAGATATTCCTAAAGTCAATCCTATTTAACGGATAGTAACATTTCAACATATATCACAGGTTGTATATGTGCAGATATATAACCTGCTGATAGTTGTGTCATTGCAGACTGCACTCTGTTTTACACAACATTTCTTAAGGAGTATTCTATGGCAACACAAATGTCGAATGATAATTATTGCGTAATCTTTGGTTGGATGTGCAATGGTTTAAATCTCAATAGCAACGAGCTTCTTGTATACGCCGTAATATATGGCTTTTCTCAGGATGGAGAGTCTAGGTTTTATGGTGGAAGAGGCTTTTTGGCAAGAACTCTAAACATCTCTAAGCCCACAGTCGATAAAGCCCTTAAATCCCTCTGCGATAAAGGGTTTATACATCGTGTTATTACGGAGAGGAATGGCGTTGTTTTCCATGAGTATTACGCAGATTTACAGGTAGTAAACAATCTTTACCATCCAGAAGAAGATAACGATACTAATAAAGATTCTTTATATAGTAATAAAGTTATTTTACCTAATAATAAAGATTCTTTACCCAGTAATAAAGATTCTTTACCCAATATTAAAGATATATCAAACACAAAAGAAATCAGTAATAAAGGGAATAATAAAGGATGCATTGATTTTATTTCCATCCTTGATTCAGTCGATTTTATAAGGAATGACAGTAGATTGAGGCAAGACTTTATTGACTTTATTGAAAACAGAAAGGCTATGAATAAGGCCTTCAAGACCGAGACTGCACTAAAACGGTGTGTCAATGAAGTTTATAAACTTGGTAATGGAGATCCCAACATAATGCATCTGGTCCTTGACCAGTCTATCCAAAGGAATTATCAAGGTGTATTCCCGGTAAAAACTGATTTAGTTCGTACTTCTACCACTGTTCACCCTGATAATTCTAACCCCTTTACACGGATCAGAAAGGAGGAAGGGTTTTAATGACCAGAGAGGAGATTGTTGTCCTTCTTGAGATATTAGCTGCCATGTATCCAAATACAATGTCAAAGATAGGAGATCCTGAACGCATGATACAGGGATGGGAGTTGGCCTTTGGTGATGAGCCTGCAGAGGTGATATATAAAGCAGCCAGGCATCACATGAAGACTTGTAAATTCTTCCCTACGGTTGCAGATATATTTAATTCTAAACAGGTTGGTGAAATGATCTATGGTCAGTTGCCTACACAAGGTGGTTCTAAAGAGATTCCCAGTGGTTATAGTGTCAAACTTATAGGTCCTAGTCCTGATTCTGTTTTATGCTTCATTTGTGAACAGTATGATGATTGTAACCTACACAATTTTTCTAAATGTCCCCAACACAATTAATACAATACGAAAGGAATAATGATATGGAAATTTTATATATGCTTGGTTCTGCCCTTGTTGGTATAGTTCTCGGAGGTTCTTGCGTGTATCTTGCCGTTCGTGATGAATGGAGATCTGAAACTGACTACTTAAATAGGCTTGTTGATCGTAAGACTATTGAGAACAATGAGTTGATGTCTAAGCTTGCAGCTCGTGAAATCCCAAGATGCTATGATGTTACTGATGATCAAATAGCTGCGTTTTTAAGAGGAGAATCTATAGAAAAGGATTACTTCACTAAGTTCTGATAGGAGGAAACTATGTCTAAAACCGATGGTGAGTACAATAGAGAAATTAAACCGTGCCCTATTTGTAAAAGCGAGAATGTTTCCATTAAAAGAATCAGAAACGCTGGAGCACAGTCGTTTGTAACAATCTCCTGCGATGATTGTTCACATAGTATATCCGGCACAGAAGCCAAGTACATTGTTGGCAAGTGGAACACGGATAAGGAATCGTTGATTGAATATACATATGAACTGTTGAGCAAAAACCCCTTTACTGTTTATGTAAACGATTATGCAGCTAAAGTATGGGGCGGCGTATCTGAGTTATGTAAACATTTGAGCAAAAGTTTAGGTGTAAAAGTGGTTCATAGAAGGCCCGACAACTTTAAGGGCGGTGGATATATTCTTGATGCAATGTATGAGGAAAGGTTAGCAGAAAAAAGGTGTTAACATGAAACGATTAACTCATTCCGTAAGAATTATGGTTGATGATGAAACTTTTAAAAGACTCGGTAGAGAAAGCGTTGTAAAAAATATTTCAATGGCCGAGGTTCTTCGAAGCTCGTATTGCAATAGTGGATACTGGGAAATAGGCGAAGGTGATTTAGATAAATGGTTGTTCTGTTCGTCTTGTCACCTAGCAGTTACCAAGAATTTTATAGACGATAATACCATCTTGTTACCTAAGTATTGTTCCCATTGTGGATGCCGTATGGAAAGAGGTGATTCTAAATGATAATTGAGACAATTGATGATTGTGTAAATGCCTTGGCTGATATTCTTGATGAAGACATGTATGAACCTATCAGCGACATTGGTGTAGAAGCTATTGAGTTTGCAATTAAAACATTAAAGAACATAGATAAGGAGAAAGCACATGGGCATCGGACGACCGAAGAAGAGTAATCCATTATCGTTTCAAATAAAGGTAATGGTTGATGAAGATACTTATGAAGCCTTGGGTAACGACTCCGCTAAATACAATATTTCGATGGCTGAAATATTAAGGAGATCATATCTTAATGGAGGCCTAGCAAGGAGGTATGAAAATGAAGAGTAGGCTTTATGAATGTGATGGCGGGACCATCTGTATAGGCACAAGTGAGGCCAGGACCTTTTTTAACAACAATTATGGTGATGGTGTATACAATTGCACTGTTGATGTTAATGAAGGTTTTTTAGAAAGCCCTGAGTGGGAATACAAGGGTTCTGTAGCAGGATCGAAGATATATGTATATAGCTATGATTGCTTAACAGATGATGAGTGTAAATATGATAAAGGGAATGTCTTGTTCATGTTGAGTGGCAGGTTTGGTGTTTACGCTAACAATGGCGACATTCTTTTGAAGAAGTGGCCTGATTGAACATAATTATTGGAGGTAAACAATGACAGAAGGCGAGAATATTATTGCAGCTTTAAAGATAGTAAGACGGTTAGATCTTAACAATTCAATAAACCATGAAGAGAATAGGGTGCTGCGCAGAGCATTGAATTACAACAATCCTATAGCTTCTTGGGTAGATAATGGTGGAAAGTATTTCTGCTCCAGGTGCTTTGTAGATACTGATTTAAAAACCCCTTATTGTTTTGAATGTGGATCTCAGATGGAGGGATGGGACGAATGACAGAAGAACAGATAATGAACGAACTTCAGGCCCTTATAGATTATTTTGACGAAACAACAGGGGCATGCCCGGTTTGTCTTATAGAAGCCAAAAACAAAATCAATCAATACATGAGTCAGAACATGTACGAACGAAAGCAGTACGAGAAAGGATATTCAGACGGAGAGTTAGCAGAAAACAGCCGGTTGTTTAAGTTCTGCGATACATTTGATCAGGTAAAGGCAATCGTAGCCGACTATTACGAAACAGTTGCAGAAGCAAGAAGCACCTATGTCAGAACGGAGGCTTCAAAGATTTGGCTTGCAGATGCCATTATTGACTTATTCAAGGACGAATTCAAGGAGGCAGAGAATGAATAGTTTTGTTAAATGGCTTTTTAGTCCTCGATGCGAGTTTTGTGGTGCTCCTCTTTTAGAGCAAAAGGTTTATACAGCAAGGGCAGAAATAACAAGCGGTCTTGCTTCTGCCGTGTCTTACACGGAAGGCGAATTATACGATTGTGTTGATTGTCCGAAATGTGGCAGACAGCACTTGATAGGAAAGCGATACAGGAGGGAAGAATGAGTAGAGAAATGACAAACTCAGAGGCAATCTCTAACCTAAACCACATCTACGGTATTGTATCTCCTGACATTCAGCGAAGTCTTGATGTTGCTATCGAGGCTCTTGAAGAAAGACCGCAAGGTGAGTGTGAAAAATGCGATTATCGCAAGTTTACCGAAACATTTATTGATGGCATTGTTGATATGATGAATAAGAACGGCATTACAAGTGTTGAACAGTTATCGGAGATATTGAAAGGCGGTGCAGAATGAATAACGATTTGATAAGCCGTAGCGCTTTAAAAAAGTATGCAAGAACTCGCATAAGCGAGGAAATTGTAACTAACCGTGTAATTCTTAAATTGTTTGATGAACTTATCGACAACGCCCCGACAGTTGTCAACGAAAATTTGACAACTGAAAGACCGCAAGTTGACGGAAATTCCGACAGGTTGCCGATGCCACAGGGCGAGTGGATCCCGATCACCTACAGACCAATGACAGAAGAGGAAGAGAAGGAACTCTGTGAAGAATTTGGCATTAAAGAAGGAAGTCTCGAAGACTGGGAAAAGAGAGTTTTTACTTGCAAGCTACCTGATGACGGACAAGAAATCCTTGTATCTTATTATGGTAAACATGTACAAGAGGACATCTGTTCATGGGACGAATACGGATGCGGTCTTGAAAATAATGGAGACTGGGACGGAGTTGATGCCTGGATGCCTAAGCCAGAGCCGTACAAGAAAGGCGGTGCGGAATGAGACTAATTGACGCAGACGAACTTAAAAAATGTGCAATTCCTTGCCAAATTCATAACGGAGCACTAACAGATTTGTGCGTTCCATTATATCAAATTGACAATACCCCGACAGTTAACACCAAAGAATTAAAGCCATTAGTTGACAAAGTTGTTGAGATTTTGCCCGAACTGACAGATGCAGTAATTAAGGAATTGCCAAAATTGGTAAGTGGGACAATCAAGTGTTCGGAATGTTCATATTATACAAACACTTTCAATGACGAGTGGGTGCGTAAAGTAGATATAATACACTATATTGCAACACAGTATAGTGAACATAACGAGTTAGTACCTACATGGTTGAGTATTGGAGAGATGAAAGGCGGTGCGAAAGAATGACAAATTTGATTTCAGCCCTGATAATTTGTTTATTTATACCAGTAACAACGGCACTTAAAATTATGTTATGGAGACTAATTGATGAAGATAGTAATTGATATACCCGAAATGGCTTACGAGACTTTCAAGGAATGGGATAAAAGCGGTGTTGCAAGTGTTGAGCAAACAATAATTGCAAACGGCACACCCTTACACAAAGGACACGGGGAACTCATAGATAAAGATATTGTGATTGATATGATGAACCGAGGAGTGCTGGAAGAATATATAACCATGATTGGTGGAGTAATCCCAGCAGATAAGTGAGTAGAGAATGACCTGTAAAGATTGTATTCATAATGAAGTTTGTTATAAGAGTGAAAGTGTCTCTGACAATTACGCTGAAAAATGTGGTGATTGTTTAACCGAAAAAGATTTACAAAGACCGCAAGGCGAGTGGATAAGAAAAGTTGACGAGGCAGGTTTTATATCTCATATTTGCTCTGAATGTGGTGCAGAAATTGAGGTAGAAGACACCAAAGATGATAAGTTCTGTTTTAATTGTGGAGCAAAGATGCAGAAAGGCGGTGCGGAATGAGTACAACTTTAAGTGAAAAGGTTATTGATATTCTTGAGAATTCAGATTTTAATTCGTTGCCACTCGAAGAACGCAAGAAGATCATAAAATACAACAAAGAGCAACAAATTCTTACTATATGGCAAATCGTGAATAATTATAAGGAATATACAAGTCCTCACTTTCGCAAAAAACTTTTAAAGTGGCTTGAAATTTGTGTTGACTCATATAGAAGAGAAAACGAGAAAGGCGGTGCGGAATAATGGAAATACTTAATGCAAAGATTACAGGTACAAAACTGACAATGGAAGATCACGGCTGCTTAACATTCTGGATCTTTCTTGAAGGAGCCGGATGGGGAGTAGGTTATGGTGGATATTGTATAGGTCATGGCTATCTCGGAGCAGATGAATTTACAGCAAACGGAGACGGACTTGAGGCTATGATGAGAATTATGGACGTTGTTGGTGTCGATACATGGGAAGACTTAAACGATAAATTTGTCAGAGTCAAAACTAATGGATGGGGTAAGAAAGTCGATGTTATTGGAAATATCATGAAAGATAAATGGTTTAACATTAAGGAATTCTTTGAAGAAAAGAAAGGCGGTTCAGAATGACATTAGGTGATTTCCTCAAAAGAGTAGATATTGAGAAAGACCGAGATAAGATGATTCTTCTTGATTGCGGCGATGGGTGGGCAAATTTGACAATGACGAATAATGAGTTTGAGCCTATTTACTTCAAGGAAGATTTATCAAGTCCATTTTCTGACGGAGGTTAATAAAATGTTAGTACCAGCAATAACCTATAAAGAAACGATAGAACAAAAGTTTAGGGAGATTCAGTACACCGACAAGTATCTCTGGTACACCGGATCAATCGATAACTACGATATGGAAGTCAAGACCGAGGGCGATAAGTTTGCGTTTGCTATCGTAGATAAGAGTGATGAACTGTATGGAGATATAATCATTGGATATATCTCATTCAGAGTTGATTGGTATTGTTCGATAGCATACAATTTTTCGCTTATCAAGTTTGATATAACAGAGAATAGTCCGTGTTCAACACTAATAATGGCTTCTGCTATTAGGAAAGTAATGAGAATGATTGACGGTTTTAATCTTCATAGAATAGATTTTAGATGTGTTAGTGGCAATCCTGCGGAACAGAAGTACGACAAGATAGTAGATAAAATAGTGGATAAAGGTGTCTATGATTGTTATATGCCTACATTCAAGGATAACATCAAAGATACACACGGCAAATATCACGATACTATTTGTTATGAATTGATAAGGATCAGCAAAGAGATATCGGAGGGCAAGGAATGAAGGAAAGCATAGGCATTCTCGCATTATCCTTATATCTGGCGATAGCTATGTGCATAGCATTGACGCATCAGAAGCTACAGCCGATGGAATGGGGATTCACATCGAGAGATATGCAGGTAGAGCTTCCAGACCTTACACCTGCACCTACTCCAGAGCCTATCATGCCCGAGGTGATCGATGAGGCGAGGGAGATTCGCAGAAGGATGGGAGAGGTTACTACCACACGGACAAGGCTTGTTCTTGGGAATGAGTATAGGATGTTCATCACAGCTTATTGCTCTGCAGAATGCGGAGGAAGCACGACCACAAGCTCCGGAGCCACGGTACACAGATCGGATGATCCAAACGAGCCTACTACCTGTGCCATTGACAGACGATACTTCCGATACGGAGACCTGTTCTATGTTCCAAGCGAAGATAGAGTCTATGTGGCAGAGGACACAGGCTCTGCGGTCAAAGGTATGCATCTTGACCTGTTCCAAGACAGCATGAGCGATGTCCGAGGATATAATACCCGGTACGAGACCTGTTACAGATGCGAATTTGAGGAATATGATGTAATATTAAGTAATTACGATATACGAGAGCAGATAGCACATTATTCTTTTGGGAAGTAATTACATTGACTTGGGTTTTAACTATAATTAGTCTTATTGGCAATTTCCTTAATTGCAGAAAGAGGAAATCGGGATTCGTTCTTTGGATAATATGCAATTTAGGATGGATGGTATATGATATCGCTACACATGTATATTCAAGAGTTCTTCTTGATTTAGTACAAACCGTATTCTGTTTTTATGGCCTTGTTCATTGGTCAAAAGACGATACAGAAAGGAGTTGAATAATGAGTGAGCCAGTACAAATAACTATGATGATATGTTTCACATTGATTGTTATATCTATAATCAATACCTACAAAAAGACAAGGAGCAAGTAATGGATTCTATCTATAGAGCAGTTATACCCTTAAACCCGAAGACTAAAAAGAACCATCAGAAGATTATAAGGAATCGTAAGACTAATGCATTGATGATTATACAAAATGATGCTTATCGTGTTTATGAGAGGGATGCAGGATTGTTCTTAAAAAGGATTCCTGCACCTATTAATTATCCAGTAGTTGTTAAGTGTATCTTTTTCCGGGACTCTGAAAGAAAAGTTGATCTTACCAATTTGCTAGAAGCTATTGATGATATTCTTGTTAAGTACGGCATCCTTGCTGATGATAATTTTAAGATTATATGCTCTCACGATGGTAGCCGCGTTTTAGTTGACAAGAAAAATCCTAGAACGGAGGTTAGTATTTATGAGTTCGAGAGATAAACATATTGAGGAAATTCGTAAAATGAAAGAGGCTTATGCCCGTACCGATTCTAAATATCTTCGTGCAGATCTTAAGAAGGGCATTAGAAGAAAAATCCGTGAGCTTAAGGCTTATGACCGGTATGTTGCAAATTCCAATAACAAAGGTGGTTCGTTATGAGTGTTGACGAGTTAATCCGTGAGATCCTTGAACTTCCTAACAGTAACCCTACACTGTCTAATGCATATTTTGTTAATCGTAATGACATAGTTGATGTTATATCTGAGTACGAGCAGTCACACTATGCCGTTAGCCCTAGACCATTGGCAAAGGGTAGGTGGATTCGCAATAATGATGGTAATGTGAATATTTGTTCTGTTTGCCATCACGAGAACATTCATCAATATAATTTCTGTCCCAGATGCGGTTCAGATATGAGAAGTGATTGAAAGACAAAATGTTTTGTTATATGATATATATATGATACTGGAAGGAGGTGAGTAAGTGGCAGCAGATAAGGATAAAATACCTGTATGGAAGGTAAATAAGCGAAAGTATATAAATGAATATAACAAGACTAATATGAAGGATGTTATATTGCATCTGCATAAGACTAACGATGCAGATATCATTCAGATGCTTAGTATTGTCCCTAATAAAAATGGATATATTAAGAGTCTTATACGCCAAGATATAAAGAATCTTACAAGCGGCATGATACCAGATAAACCTTGACATTGGTGACATTCTATGGTATCATATAATGAGAGAAAAATACAGGAGGATTTATGTCTTACAGCGGAAAATGTTATGTTGGTCCATGGATCGACAAAGAGGGTAATCTTGGATATGGTATTTTAGTCGATGAAAGAGGCAAGCCCAGGCCGTTATCGTTGAATTGGAAGGACATGGTTTATCCGACTTTGGAAGAAGCCAATGAGACCTTCACTCGTTTTATGGAAGAGAAGAAGCGAGAAATTGCGGCAAAGCCTTATACTGAAAGCGAGGCTATTCAGTTTGTTGAATCTCAGTATTGGATATGGGCTTCGTCTTATGCTAACACTGCCCCCCATGAGTATTTAGCTAAATACAAAATGAAATACATTGAGGACAGGCTGGACTTCGAACGATTTATAAGTACGATGAAATGGTTTTCTAAGCCAGGGTACTTTTATTCTCGGAAAAACGAATATTATATTCTTGGAGATTATTACTATTGGACCGGTTGGTTTGATAATTTCCCTTGTGACTTGATCAATAGAGGCCATATTTCTCAGCTAACATATCGAGATGGGTATTATCATTATGAGAGGAAAAAAATATGATTTATCTTGATGTTAATGTTTTTGATGAAGCTATGCGTCGTATAAACAAGGTATTCGACAATTTCGATGAAGTTGTCATAAGCATGAGCGGTGGTAAGGATTCTTGTGTCTTGTTTAATATGGCAATGATGGTAGCTAGAGAAAGAGGACGATTGCCATTAAAGGTATTTTGGTTAGACCAAGAGGCTGAGTGGCAGGGCACAGTTGATTATATGAAGAGCATCATGTATCGAGATGATGTAAAACCTTATTGGTTTCAAGTCCCTTTTGATTTTACTAATTCCCTTTCTCCACAGAAGAATTTTATTAGATTGTGGGATGAGAAAGAGGAATCTAAATGGATTCATCCAAAGGATCCTATCTCTATTCACGAGAACCCTACAAACGGCAATCGCTTCTTTGAGCTTATGCACAAGCTTCCTGAATGGTTAGCCGAGACAGATAACTGTGCTGTCCTTGGAGGCGTTCGTGTGTCCGAGTCTCCTAAGAGACGAGTCATGCTTGATGGCGGAGATAAGTTCAAGGGTGAGACCTGGGGTTACATGAAGGGGAAGAAGGATAAGACACAGGTTCTCTATCCTCTCTATGACTTCCTTGATGATGATATATGGATAGCGATCGCTAAGAACCATTGGGATTACAACAAGACTTATGATGTTATGTATAGATACGGTATCCCTAAGAAAGAGATGCGCGTATCTTCTCTTATTCACGAAACAGCATATGGCAGCATAAAGATGCTTCAGGAGTTTGAGCCTCAAACATATAAGAAGTTTACTGCCAGAGTTGCCGGTACAAGTACTATAAGCCATGCCTATGATTCAGGCTTTGTTACACCAAAGCAGCTTCCGTTTGCATTCAAGGATTGGAAAGAGTACCGTGACTATCTGCTCCTACACATTGTTAAGCCTGAATATCACAGTCTTTTTAGAAAGATGTGGAAGGGTCAGGATGATGAAGGATGGTATAGGGTACATGTCTCACAGTGTATCATCAATGATATTGACGGTACGCTTGTCGCCAACGAGAAGATAACACGAAGTCTTGTTGACTATAAGGCAAGAGCTCAGAAAAAAGATGAAGAGTTAATAAGTCAGATGATGAGTGAAAATAAGGAGGAATAAAATGTCTATCAAATCACAGCCCATTAACAATGTTCAGTGGATCCCTATTGAGAAGGTTCATGCGAATGATTACAACCCGAATAGTGTTGCTTCTCCCGAGATGAAGCTTTTATACATCTCGGTTAAGAAGGATGGCTACACACAGCCTGTTGTAACTATCTATGATGAGAAGAAGGATCGTTATGTAATCGTTGACGGATTCCATCGTTATTCGATTATGCGTAGATATAAGGATATTTACGCTGAGTGCGAGGGTAAGCTCCCTTGTGTTGTTCTTGAAGGTAAAACTATGAATGATCTTATGGCTTCTACTGTTCGTCATAACAGAGCCAGAGGCAAGCATTCTGTAAGTGGAATGAGCAATATTGTTATGGAAATGCTTATGAATGGTGCATCCGATTATGATGTATGCAATGAGCTTGGTCTTGAGGCAGAAGAATTAGTCAGGCTCAAATATATTACCGGATATGCCAAGTTGTATGAAGATCGTGAATACTCAAGAGCTAAACTTTCGGACAAGCAGGCTAAAATAAAAGCAGAATATATGGAGGCACACCCAGATGAGCAAGATTGAAATGATACCTATTGATCAGATACACCCCTACGAGAAGAACCCTCGTATAAATGATGAAACTGTAAAGAGGCTTGTGCATTTAATCCCAAGAGTAGGGTTTAATGTTCCGCTTCTTCTTGATAAAAACCATGTTATAGTTAAAGGCCATGCAAGATACAAGGCTGCTTTAGAGCTACACATGACAGAGGTTCCTTGTATCATTACCGATAACTCTGATGAGATAAATGCGTTTGATCGTATAGCCGATAACAAGGTACATGAGTTTACCAAGTGGGATGATGTGCAGAGAGCACATGAGATAGACATGATAAACACCGATTATGACCTCTCTGAGCTTGGTCTTGCAGTAAGTAGCTTTGCCGGATTCCCTGAATTTGAGTTTGATGAAGAGGAAGAGGATTTATCAGAAGAAGAGGAACTTGCTAGCGAAGAAGAGAGAAGGCAGAAGTTCCTTGAATACCTTCAGAATAACCAGGTCCCTGAGACTCCCGTAATAACTACACAGCACGATATAGATAATGCAAAGGTTAAGGTTGCAAATGTATATCTTCCTGAACACGAGTTGGTCAAGATAAAGTGTCAGCATTGCGGGCATGAACTTATTGTTCGTAAGGACAAGTACATAGAGTTGTGAGGTGAAATATGGAAGTATCAAATGAGATCGTTTACAAGAAGATTGGCGAGATAAAGCCCTACCTTCGTAACCCAAGAAACAACCAGAAGACTGTGCAGCTTTTGGTCAAGATCATTCCAAAGGTCGGATTTAATGTTCCTATTGTTATTGACGAAAACAACATTATAGTCAAAGGCCATGCCAGATATTTTGCTGCTATTCGTCTTGGCATGAGAGAGGTCCCTTGCATCATATCTCATGCAGACGAGGACAACATTAAGTTGGATCGAATTGCTGACAATATGGTCGCTGAGTTTTCCGAGTGGCTTACTGATGACCTTCTTGATGAATTAAAGGAAATGGATGTCGATTTTGATATGACAGAGCTTGCACTTCCTGATTTTAGAGCTATGGATGAAGACGCTGCAGAACCTACCCAAGTTCAGGCTACACAGATTGCAAAGATGCCTGATATTCCTTTGGATAATACAGGTGCCCCTGTTCATAACAGAGTAAAGGGTAAATTCTATCGTGCTGTATGTCCTGATTGCGGTAAGATGTCTTTCGTCAAGATAGAAGATGCCGTTGATGTCAGCATAAATGCGGAGGGTGAGTCATGAGTTGGGATTATGGTGATGCATACAAGAGGAATGACATAGATTTCTCCAAGCCTATTACAGTAGGAACAGGAACCGTACAAGTACATGATATCTTTAATCCACTGCCTGACTTTATGAGTCGGGCAGATATCATATTCTGCGATCCTCCCTACAATATCTCAGCTCTTAAGACCTACTATACAAAGGCAGATCTTACAGAGAAGCCTGAGTCATATGATGCTTTTACATCTCGCTTCTTTGAGTGTATAGATGAGATCAACCCTCATACAGTGGTTATAGAGGCAGGGCTTAAGCAGACGAATATATACTCATCTGAGTTGTCTAAGCGTTACCCTACTGTTATGACATTTGATAGCTGGTACTACGGTAACAGAAACAACAAGTGTAATATAATCTACGCTACACGCAACGAATTGCCTGAATGTATCAAGACCATGCCGCCTATGGATGAGGAAAATGTAATTGAATATTTATGCAAGAATCTTGAATATTCATGCATCGGAGACCTTTGTATGGGACAGGGCCTTGTAGCATACTATTCAAATAAGTATGGCAAGCCTTTTGTAGGCACAGAGCTTAACTTTAAGCGTCTTGCAGTATGCGTAGAGCGTGTCCTTAAGAATAAGAGGTGACATATGAATATAAAGTATGCAGTCCTTCTTTCGGAAGGCAATGAGGAGCGTAGACATAACGTAGAGGTAATGAAACAACAGATACCGGACCTACACATAGTTGTATCTAATAGAGAGAATGTATTTGAACATCACATTGACCTGTTTAACATCGGTGATGAATATGATGGTATTGTCATACTTGAAGACGATGTTCAGTTATGTAAGAACTTCAAGAAGAGGCTCGTCTCTGTGTTAGAGCAGCATCCTGGCGAGATAGTATCATTCTTCGAGTCTGCCTGTACGAGAGGTGAGCTTCATAGCGAGCATCGCAAGGGAAGGATCTTCAATTGGTGCCAGTGCAACTACTATCCCAAGAGTGCTTGCAAGGTCCTACACGATCCAGAGAACATGGAGCCGTTCAAGAAGTATTTCTATGAAAAGCTCAATGAACCTTGGAATTATCCGATTGACAGGTATATTCCCTTTGTTCTCAGCCGTAACAAGCTCGACTATTGGATGCAAGTACCGTTCCTTGTTCAGCATATGCCTCTTAAGTCTAACTTCAAGGGCAGGCCTCTTAACAGACAGTCTAAGTTCTTTATTGATGATGTAGGAGAAGATTATGAGTGATATGAGATACCATTCGGCAATGTGCAGATATGGTGGAATAGCCAAGTCAACTGATGAAATCGATCCCAAGGTCTATACCGACGGAAGAATCACTTGCTTTCAGCATGACATATGTTCAGAGGACATTCCTAAAGAGTTCTACAAGGCTGACTGTATCTACTCTGTCATGGCTTGGAGATCAGGTTACAACCATTTTACCGAGCATACCATTGCCAAGAACACTACGTTCAATGAGTATTGTGCTGGAATGAGCAGAGTCATTAACGCTCTTAACAAGCCGACTTTCATCATATCGAACAGGAACTTCCTTAAGCGGCTTAACCCTCATAGAGTCGAGCCTATCCTCTTCGATAAGTTCAAGACTGATGATGTGGTAGCCATTTGGAACTACGATGGATCAATCCCCTCCGATACCATTTCCTTAATGAAGCAGATTGGTAATACCTATGACTTAGTGTTGGATTTTTGCTGCGGATATGGAGAAGTATCCGGATATGTAAAGAAATGCATCCTTAGTGATGTAAATACTGGTTGCTTATCCTACATTCGTGATACACTTATGTCTAATCCTCATTAGCCATTATTTTATCTGCCATAATTATTTTAAATAAGGGTTTTTATCATATTATTTGCATTAAAACGTGCATTTATATGGTGAAAACTCTTATTTATATGATATAATTCACCAAAAAGGAGGATTATATGGCTAGACCTAGAATTGAAATTGACGCAAAACAGTTCGAAAAACTCTGTGGCTTACAATGTCCACTTTGGGAGATAGCCTCGTGGTTCCAGTGTTCTGAGGACACTATTGAGCGTTGGTGCAAGCGAACATACAAGCTTAGTTTTGCGGAGGCTTATAAAATACATTCAGCGAGTGGTAAAATTTCACTTAGACGGTTTCAGTTCAAACAAGCCGAAAAATCTACCTCAATGGCAATATGGTTAGGTAAACAGTGGCTTGATCAGAAGGACCAGGTAGAAGTTGCAGCAAACATTAACCCTGACACCATTAAGGAAATTGAGGATATAGTATTCGATGAAGTTGGAGAAACTGACCAAGGAGACGGCCCTACGACTTCTTCTTGAAGAACCGTATAAGTTTGGTCATCTGTTAGGATTCACTAAACTTACAAAGCTTCACAACAATTGGATAATAGAGATGGTCCGAGGACAGTCGGACAGGACAATACAGGCGCATCGTGGATCTTACAAGACCACATGCGTCTCTATTGCATTAGTAATAATATTGATCCTCTTGCCTAATAAGACTGTTGCATTTATTAGAAAAACAGGTGGAGATGTTGGTGAAATAATCAGACAGGTAAGAAAGATCTTACAAGACGATGTAACAATTGCATTGTCTAATGCCATCTATGGTACTCCTGTGCGCATGATAGAGCAGAGCCGTGGTAACATTACAACCAACTTTGTTTGCAACAACAGGGGTACTTCCCAATTGTCAGGCATCGGTACAATGGGTTCTATCACCGGTAAGCACTTCGATTACATCTTTACTGATGATATTGTTAATGTTTCTGACCGTACTAGCTTTGCCGAGAGAGAGCGAATAAAGCTTTTTTATCAAGAGTTACAGAACATTAAGAATCCCGGAGGTAAGATTTTTAACACTGGTACGCCTTGGCATGTTGACGATGCATTCTCCCTCATGCCTGCTCCCGAGAAGTTCGATTGTTACTCTACAGGGCTTCTGACCGCTGACCAAATTGAATACATAAAGAGCAAGATGACCTCATCATTATTCTGTGCCAACTACGAGCTTCGCCATGTCGCAGAAGATGATGTTATATTTGCTCATGCTCAAACAGGTGCAGATCCTGTTCATTGCGAACAGGGTATCTCTCATTTGGACTCTGCCTATTATGGCGAGGATTACACTGCTTTCACTATTGTTACCTACCACGATGGCAAATGGTATGTATTTGGTAAGGTATGGCGTAAACATGTTGATGATTGTGCTGATGAGATAGAGCATTACCACAAGGCCTTCCACTGTGGAAAGATGTATACCGAAATCAATGCTGATAAAGGCTTTGTAGCCAATAGCATTAGGAACCGTGGCATAAAGGTCGTAACTTATAGCGAGACCATGAATAAGTATGTAAAGATAACCACCTACTTAAAATTCGAGTGGAATAATGTTATATTTGTGGCAGGAACGGATCAAGAGTATATTGACATGATACTTGGCTACAATGAGAATGCTATGCACGATGACGCACCTGATTCCTTGGCTTCTCTTATTCGTGTTATGTGGAATAAGAGGGGTAACAAGCCTATTGATCCAAGCAAGCTTATTTTCTTATAAGGAGGCAATATGAAGACATACCAAGACCTTGAAACTCTTATGGCTAAAAACCCTAGCGAAGAAGAGCGCATGAAGTTTGTTCGTAGTGTTATTGAAGATTACAAGATGTCTGATACATATAAGACTGCTGTTATTGCTAAGGAGTATGACGCTAAGCGTAATGTTACTATCCTTGAATTTACGAAGGTCCTCTTTACCCTTTCTGGCAATACCATCCCCGATGATTTTTCTGCTGACTATAGAATTGTATCCGGGTTCTTCTCCCGTTTTGTAAGCGAAGAGAATCAGTATCTTCTCTCCAATGGTGTAAGTTGGAATGATCCTGATGCCGTAAAGGCTGCTCTTGGCAAGAACTTTGACTACATTCTTCAGAAGATCGGTCACAATTCCCTTGTTGGTGGTGTTGCTTGGGGGTTCTTCAACAATGGACGTGTTGAGCCCTATGATGCTACAGAGTTTGCTCCCCTTAAGGATGAAAGAACGAGTGCCGTTAAAGCTGGTGTCCGTTTTTGGCAGATAGATACTACAAAGCCGCTTCATGCCATGTTCTTTGAGATGGATGGTGTTACTGAGTATGAGTGGGGCGATTCTAAAGGCTTCGTTTATGCTGAGAAGAGACCTTATAAGATAGAAGTTGACAGCACTGCAATTGATGGTGATGAGGTTGTCGGCGGTGCTAACTATCCTTCTTTCCCTGTTGTCCCCCTATATGCTAATGAGTACCATCAGTCAGAGCTTGTTGGTATCCGCTCTGGCATTGACTGTTACGACCTCATAAAGTCTGGCTTTGCTAATGACATTGATGACGCATCTCATATCTATTGGATCTTGCAGAACGCAGGTGGAATGTCTGAGGAAGATAAGGCTTTGTTTATTCAGAGGATGAAGACTACTCATGTTGCATCTGTTGATACTGACGGAGCATCTGCTGAAGCCCACACTCTTGATGTCCCTGTGACTGCTCGTGAGGCTGCATTGGATAGACTCGAAAAGGATCTATACAAGGACTACATGGCATTCAATAATGAGACTATTGCCAATGGTGCTGTCAACATTCCTCAGATTAAGGCTGCTTATGAGCTTCTTAACAGTAAGGTTAATAGCTGGGAATACTTTGTACTTGAGTTTATCAATGGCATTCTTGAACTTGCTGGTATTACCGATGAGGAACCAAGTTTCACTCGCGGTGCTATTGCCAATACCTCTGAGAGTGCAAACATCCTTCTTGCCGGTGCTAATTATCTTGATGATGATTACATTACCCGTAAGTTTCTTGAACTCTTAGGAGATGGCGATAAGGCAGAAGATATTATTGAGAAGCGCAATGCTGAGAACCTTAGTCGCCTTGCTAGTGGTGCATTCTCGCAGCCGACTGTAGTTCCCACAGGTGGTGCTATAAATGGATGAAGAGACCGACAAGATCTTAGAGGAGATGACAGAAAGAGTCAGAGAGGTCTATCAGCAGGCTACCGATGAGGCTACTGATAGGCTTACTCGTTTTATGGAAAAGTTTGAGATAGACGACTCTGTTATGCGAAGACAGTTATCTTACGGCCTTATAGATGAGGACGAGTATAACTCTTGGTATAGAGAGCAGATGGTACAGAGTCAACAATACGAGGCTGTCAGAAACACCATTGAAGCAGACCTTGTTAACTGCGACCAGATTGCTTCATCTATTGTAAATGGCTATCTGCCCGAGGTTTATTCTATCAATGCTAATGGTTCCCGTTTTGATATATGCAAAAAGATAGGCTATGACTTTGATCCGACCTTTACTCTTTATGATCGTATGACTGTTGAGGGCCTAATCAGAGATGGAAATAGACTGTTCCCACAGGCCAATGTGGATATAGATGCCGATACTGAGTATGTTCGCAAGCATATTCATAACAGCATTACTATGGGCATATTACAAGGCGAGAGCATAGATAATATTGCTAAGAGAATGGAAGGCGTGTCAAATATGTCATACAACTCTGCTGTCCGTACAGCAAGGACACTCACTACTTCTGCTCAGAATGCCGGCAGAGTAGATTCTTATAATTATGCTAAGAGCCTTGGCATCAATGTTGAACAGGAATGGTTAGCCACTCTTGATAGCAAGACTAGAACCGGACATAGAGAGCTTGATGGCGTAAGGGTGCCTGTTGGTAGCAAGTTCCCTAACGGTTTGCGTTATCCTGGTGATCCTAATGGTGCTCCCTCTGAGGTGTATAACTGCCGTTGTACCCTAATCCCATATCTGCCCGACTTTGCCGAAGATACCAATGTTGATAGGGCTAACAAGCTTCCTGCTGACTATTCCTATGATGATTGGAAGAGCGAGCATATAGACAAGAGTGTTGTTGATAAAATCAATTCTCTTGAAAATATTGCAATGGGAAGCCTTAGAACACCTATCAATGTAGTTGATAGAAAGGAAGGGCATAAGATTCAGGAACTATGGAATTCTCTTAATTTGTCTGAAACTCAGATAGAATCCCTTCCTATCATTAATATATCTCCCACAGAAGTGTATTCATGGCAGAGAGTTGTTTTTAAAGATGGGTTGTTAAAGATGCTTGAATCTGATACTCCACATAGTAGTGATTTGCCTATTGCAATGGTATATAATGGGAAAATAGTACTTGTTGATGGAAACCATCGAGTTGCTCTTGAACTCTTAAGAGGAACAAAGACTATTCCTATTAGGGTTTATGGTGAAATCTAATGGAAGTAAAGATATTTTTAAAAGACAATCGAGAAGAAGTCCTAAAAGAACTTAACAATCAAACTCTTGTTGCTCTTGAAGCATGTGGTCTTAAGGCTGAGAGATATGCAAAGATGGAGTGCCCTGTAAAAACAGGACGTCTTCGCAACTCTATCGCTCATGCAGTATCTACTGATCTAAACGCATATATTGGTACTAATGTGGAGTATGCCCCTTATGTAGAAAATGGAGCAAGAGGCAGAGCCCCCAAGCACTTCCTTAAGCATGCTGCTGAGAATCACGCAGATGAATATGTTGCTATTATCAGAAAATACTTGAAAGGGTAATAATGTGTGTTATAATTAACTTGCTGTAGAATATACCCAGAATTTCCGCTGATCCAAAATACGGGTGCGTTATGTACCCGTATTTTATTTGCATTTGTTTTCCTTATATGATATAAAGAATTATAGTCTAATGTGTAAAGCAAATCACACCGAAGCAAAGGAGATTATATGGAAACACTTTCACGCAAATTCTTGGCAAGTATTGGCATCGATGATGATAAGGCTTCTCTTATCGCAGAAGAACATCAGAAGGTCTTAGATGAGATCAAGACTGAAAGAGATCTTTACAAAAAGAAGGCCGAATCTCTTGATGAAGTCCAGAGGCAGTTGGATGAACTTAAGAACAAACCTGCCGATGAAGCTGCAAATGAGGAAATCCTCAAGGCAAAGCAGGACCTCGCTGATTTGCAGGCTGAGTACAATCAGTACAAGGAAAATGTAGAGGCTAAGGAGACAAAAAGCAAGAAAGAGGCTGCTATGCGTAAGCTCCTTAAGGACGCTGGCGTATCTGACAAGTATATCGACATTCTTCTCAAGGCTTCTGCTTCTGACATTGAAAGTATTGAGTTTGACGATGATGGAAGTGTTAAGGATGGAGATAGCAAGATCGAGAAGTACAAGACTGATTATGCAGACTTCGTGGTAAATAAGGGTACTGAAGGTGTACCTCCTGCTACTCCCCCTGGTTCGAATGGTGGCGCAGCTCCTACAAGAGCAGCAGAACTGTTCAAGAAACATTCTGCCGAGATGTACGGCAATTCTAATAAGGAGGACTAAAATATGTCTTTTATCGAAAGAAATACGACTGTTGGTAAGACGTATGCACCCGGTTGGTTCCTTGCACATGAAGAGTGCGAGAGAAAGACCTATCAGTTTGCACAGGAAGGTGCTACTTCTGCAAATGGCGGTAAGTATGTAAAGATGGGTACGCTTTATACCATCACTACAGGCGAAGGTGCGTCGGCTGTTACTGAGTATATCGGCTTCGCTTATGAGGATGTCGATGTTACTTCTGGCGATATGCCCGGTTCTGTTGTAACTAAGGGTACTGTTTATGAGGATAGGCTCCCTGCTACGCTCACATCAGCGGCTAAGGAAGCTCTTGAAGCAAAGGGTTTTGTATTCGTTACAACGCCTACTGTCACAAGACCTGAGGAGGTGTAATATATGGGTAAGTGGGAAAATAATATCTTTGGATTTATTCCTGAAGCCGAGTGGCTTAATACTGAATTCAATCCGACAAGACAGTCAGATCCTATTGATGGTCTTCTCGGAGATCTTAAGACAGACAATCTCATGGCTCAGTGGCAGACCATTGCCTCCGAGTATCAGATTCCTGTAATGGCTCAGTTCCATGGTTTTGATACTGAGGCTAACACGACATTCCGTGTCCCTGTTGATACTCACAACATCGAAAAGGGCCTTATCAAGGTTAAGATGAATCAGTCCGAGAGACTTCGTGCTCTTACAAGGGCTGGTGTTCGTGAGGATGCTCTTTATGACTATGTTCTTAACGATGGTATCCGTCTCGCAGATCAGGTCATCACAAGAACTAAGGTAGCCAAGAACGAACTCCTTGCAACTGGTAAGATTACAATTAAGGAGAACAACCTTGACCTTACTGTTGACTACGGTGTTCCTGCTGCTCAGATTTCACAGTCTATCGACTTTGGTGCTGGTCAGGACGTTCCTGCACAGATTCAGACTATTATCGATGCCGCTCTTGCAAAGGGTGTTACTCTTACAGGTATCGTTACTTCAAAAACTGTTCTTACCAAGATGAGAAGCCATGAGTCTGTTCAGAAGGCTATCAATGGTAATATCGGTGTTGGTTCTATTGTTAGAGTTACGGCTCTTGAAGCATGGCTCGATGAAGAGTTCGGTATCACAAGGATTGTTACAAACGACCTTACTTATGGTGCTGATGCTACTCTCGATTCTAACGGCAGACCGAATATCACTAACAAGAGATACTTCCCTACCGACAAGATCACATTCTTCTCTCCTGCACCTAGCGGAAGACTTGGTATTGGTCTCTGGGGTGATCCGCCTGAAGTTGACCTTAACACATTCATTCAGGGCAGTACAAATTCCGTATCCCCTTATGTCTATGTATCTCAGTATGCTGAAAAGGATCCTGCAGTTCTGTGGACTAAGGCATCTGCGCTCTTTATGCCGGTGCTTTATAATCCTTCTTCTTTGTGGATTGCATCTGTAACTGAAACTGAGGGCTGATAATGGAAAAGGTGCTTACTGAGCTCTGTGAAGAGATAAACAACTATTTTTGGAGAACAAAGATACATGGTCATTTTGTTATATCCAATGGCGAAATACATTTTAATAGCAATGTCCCCATTGTTAATGAACAGTATTTCCGTATAGTTAATAGTGCGTTTAACGATGGAGTTCATAAGTTCCCTGCAACGGATTTAAAAGACGAAGAGTTTGAAGGCGCAATATGGTCTATGGCTGTCCCACAAACAGTCATAGACATCGCCTCAGACCTTGAGATTTGGCAATCCAAGTACGGCGGCGTAGACTCCCCTGCTATGTCCCCTTACAACTCAGAGTCGTTTAACAACTATTCTTATTCTAAAGGTGCTATAACCTCTGGAGCTAGTGGAGCCGGCAATGCCAATAGTTGGCAAGCCGTGTTTGCCCCTAGATTGAATAAGTGGAGGAGATTGAGGGGGATGCCATGAGTCTTCTTACAGATGCATACGAGACAGGTATAATTTATGATAAGACCACCGTATCAGACGGTAGAGGCGGTGTTATAACCAAGTATATAGAAGGAGCAGAGATAGATGTTGCTTTTTCTTTTGATACATCAACACAGGCCCGCATCGCAGAAAAGGAAGGCGTAGATAATCGCTATATTCTTACTACTCGCAAGACTGTTAATCTTCAGTTCCATGATGTTATTAAGAGGCTGCGTGATGGCAAGATATTCCGTGTCACTTCTGATGGTGATGATAACTATACCCCTGCGTCTGCAAGTTTGGATATGCGTCAAGTAGAAGCTGAGGAGTGGACGATCCCCAATGGATAAGCAGCAAGGATATTATTCGTTTATAGCGTCTTTTGGACTAATGGCATATGAGGAACATTCAGTTCCTGATGATGCTGAACTTCCGTATATGACATACGAAAAGGTTAGTTCTGCTTTTGGCGAACCGGTTAATCCTACCGCATCTATATGGACTCGTTCTAATTCTTGGGCTGAAGCTGATGGTATCCTTTCGAGCATAGAGCAAAGACTTGGTAATGGTGGTGTTATTATCCCTGTAGACGAAGGTAAGATATTCATAACCAAGGGTGTTCCTTTTGCTCAGGCTATGGACGATGAGACAGATAAGCTTATTAAACGATACTATCTCAACTTTAATGTTGAGTTTTTTACATTTTATTAAGGAGGTAAACACATGAAGTTTACAAAAATACCTCAGAATACATTCGAAGAGCTTCAGATTAACGCAGGCATTCTCGTTAAAGATTTTGATATCGAGACAGGCACATTCAGAGATGAAGATATGATTACTGCCACAACAGGGGGCATTACAGTCAATGTTAAGCCTACTTATGAGGACTTTGGTTCTGATATTGACAACTGCCCCAAGAATACTATGGAGCTTAAGAGAAAGACAGAGACAGAGGTTACAATGTCTACCACAGCTCTTAACATTAACGAGGATCTCTTACTCTGGATGCTTGGTGCAGCAGATAAGGACGAGACCACAGGTGCTATCAAGCCGAGAGCAGACCTTAAGACCACAGACTTCTCTACGCTTTGGTGGATTGGAGATCTCTCAAACAATGGCTATGTTGCTATCAAGATCTCCAATGCTCTCTCTACAGACGGATTCTCTATCAAGACCTCCGACAAGGGCAAGGGTAACATTTCTCTTGGCATCACAGGTCATGTATCCATTAATGCTCAGGATGTTGTCCCTGCCGAGTTCTATCTTGGTGCAGGAGATGATGAGACATTGACCATAAGGCTCAATAAGGCTTCTATACAGATCGCTGAAGATGGTACACAGACTCTTGTGGCTACCACAGCCGATGGTGCTACAGTTGTTTGGGCATCAACTGATACTAATGTCGCAACAGTAGCCGATGGTGTAGTAACAGGTGTTGCAGAAGGTGTTTGTGTCATCACAGCAAAGGCTACCAAAGATGGTGCGGCAGCAATAGCATCTTGCTCGGTTACAGTAACTGCTACAACAGAAGGAGAAGGCTAATCTATGAGACTGTCTGACTATAAGGGTGAAGAAGCATTAGATGTATTGGCTGATATCATTGAGCCTGTTACACTAATTCTCGGAGATAAGGAGATACAGGAACTTGCCAAGGGCAAGAATGTGCCTCCGATAAAGTTCGTAAAGCCTATGCTTAAGAATCATAAGAAGGAGATATTGGAAATCCTTGCAAGGCTTGAGAATGAGCCTATCGAGGAATACAAGGAGAAGGTGAACATCCTTACTCTTCCTACTGCAATTCTTGAACTGATTAATGATCCGGAAATACAGAACCTTTTTCACTCGCAGGGTCAGACCCAAGTGACATCATTAGCCTCTTCTGGCTCTGCTACGGAGAATACAGAGGCAAGCGAGAAGTAAGACCTTTTGTAAGATACCTCTTAGCAAAGAAACAAGAAAGTCAGCGAGCCGAGGCATATAGAGTATATATGTCCGACTCGCTTGCTTTATGTAATAGGCTTTTACTTCACAGCGAGGAAGTTGATATGCCGAGATATTACGACCTTATTCACCCGAAAGTGATTAAAACAGATGAAACACGTGAGCAAGTGATATCTCGTTTCGATAAATTGAGGAGGAATAGTCAATGAATGTATTTGAACTATTCGCAAAGTTAGGGCTTGACTCATCAAGCTATGAGAGTGGTCTTGATAGGGCAGAAGGCCTTGCAGAAAGAGTCGGAGGGTCCATCCGTAAGGGATTAGGAGTAGCGGCAGCTGCAACAGGAGCTGCGTTCTCTGCTGCAACGGCTGGAGTAGTTGCATTAACTTCACAGGCTGTTAATGCTTATGCCAGTTACCAACAGCTGAAAGGCGGTATAGAGACCTTATACGGAGAGTCTGCCGATATTATGATGCGTTATGCATCTGAGGCGGCATCTGCAACAGGCCAGTCCATGAATGAATACATGGATGCAGCTATACAGACCTCAGCTGCCATGATTTCTGCCGTTGAGGGAGACCAGGCAAGGGCGGCAGAGCTTACCAATATGTCAATGATAGACATGGCTGATAATGCCAATAAGCTCGGCACGAGTATGGAGGCTATACAGAATGCATATCGAGGGTTCAGTAGAGGGAACTTCACCATGCTCGATAATCTTGCCCTGGGCTACGCAGGTACGGCTCAAGGTATGCAAGAGCTACTTGCAGACGCACAGGCTATAAGCGGTGTAGAGTACGATATATCCTCTTATGCTGATATTGTTGAGGCTATCCATGTTGTGCAAGATGAGATGGGAATAGCAGACACTACGGCAGAAGAGGCGAGTAAGACTATATCCGGTTCTCTTGGTGCGCTTTCTGCATCTTGGCAGAATCTCATAACGGGATTAGCTGATCCTAATGCCGATATCGGAGCTTTGATATCTGACACAGTGGAGAAGGCAAAGACTGCCCTTGGAAATCTTGCACCTGCCGTTACACAGGCACTTGGAGGCATCGCAGAACTGATCCAAGCGGCTGCGCCAATCGTCATCGATGAATTGCCCGGTCTCATTGATACCATCTTGCCACCTCTAATTTCGACTGCCATAACATTAGTACAGGCTGTCGTTGACAATCTGCCTTCTATTTTAACGGCAATAGTAGATGCTTTGCCTGACCTTATTGATGCCCTGTTTTCGGATGAGCTTATTAGCGCAGGAATTGCCCTTCTAAGCACTCTCGGAGGTGCATTGATAGATAATGCACCTACCATAGCATCTTCGATTCTGGAGGTACTACAGAGCCTTGTGGACTCATTTGAGGAGGCTGTAAATGGTGGTGGAATGACAGGCTTCTTGGATGTAGCCATTGAGATCATCAAAATGTTAGGTGAGTTCTTAATACAGAATGCACCCACATTAATCAGCACTGCCACAGATCTTATCGTCTCTTTGATTGAGTATCTTACGGCTCCTGATAATATGAGTATGATGATATCTTTAGGATTGGATATCATCTTAGCTATAGCAGACGGTCTTGTAGAGGCTATACCGGACCTGGTTGCCGTAATTCCCGAAGTAATGGCTAATTTTATCTTAACGATGGAAGAAGAGTACCCGGACGTCCTTGATGCAGTTCTCGCACTGCTCGGGGATCTCGGTTTAGCACTTCTCGAAGGACTTGCAGCCTTGATGGGAACGAGCCTTGAAGATGTCGCAGGTGGTCTTGCAAATATCGGTACGGAGATAACAAATGCTTTCGAGAATGTCAAGCAGTGGTTCCAAGACCTCTGGGATAATCTCACGGAGAAGGTATCAGGTCTTTGGGAAGATGTTACAGGCTTCTTCAGTGATGGCTTGGAAGACGCTAAAGAGACCGTAGACAGTGTGTTAGGGACTATCTCCGAGACATTCAGCAGCATCTTCGATACAGTCAAGGAGACAGTATCGGGAGCGATAGACTATGTCAAGGGCTTGTTCGACTTTGAATGGAGCTTGCCCGACCTTAAGCTTCCCCATTTCAGTATCACAGGTTCACTTGACCTTATGGCGAATCCTCCGAGTGTACCAAAGCTATCGGTTGATTGGTATGCCAAGGCTATGAATCAGCCTTATATGCTTGATGAGGCAGCCATCTTCGGTATGTCTAATGGCAAGTTGCTCGGAGGCGGTGAGAAAGGCGATGAAATGATCTATGGCAGGTCCAGCCTTATGCAAGACATTAAGGAAGCGGTCTCAGGAGCATCGGCACAGACTATCATTATCCCGGTATACATCGGTGACGAGAAGATAGACGAGCTTGTGGTAAAATCTAATCAGAGAAATAACTACATAAGCGGAGGAAGGTAACATGGCTTTAAGTGATTATCCTACGAAGTTTAACGATACGGCTATTCCCTTCTTCTATGGTCAAGAAGCATATGCCAAAGTGCAGACTACTTCTCAGAGCGAAAGCGGTAAGGATCTTATTCAGCAGACAAGGGATAGCAAGCTATCTATCCCTTGCTCTTTCAATGTTGCTGATGTTGCCTGGGTAAAGACCTTCCGTGAGTTCAGCTTACTTCCCGAGTTCACATTGAGCATCTATGATGTGGTAGAAGACGATTATGTTACCCACAGGGTAAGAATAGAGAACTATGCGCATAACAGAGTAAGGAAGTCCGAGAAGTTGACGGGAGTTAAGGGTGTTTGGAATGTTACATTCACGATAATGGAGTTCTGATATGTATTCAGTATCAAGCGATTACTTAGATATTATTCAACATAGCCTATCTATCAAGAGAAAGATATCCGGCAGCATAGGAGGCGTACCATTCACTTCCGATGATATACTTGCCGGGTCTTTTTCTTATAGTGGTCAGATCGTAGACAAGAGTGATATAAGGCTTGGCGGTGTATTTATTCAGACCGTCAAGTTTTCTTTTCTAAAGTCCTTCTCGGATAGCATAGATCGAGGCACTTGGAAGGGCAGAGTCATTGAGGTAAGTATAGGCTTGTTTGTAAACAATGACTATGAATATGTCCCTCTTGGCACATTCACAGTTGACGATGCTATGCATTCAGCAACAGGTGTTGATATCACGGCATACTGTAATATGAGCAAGTTCGATACCTCAAGAGGCTTGTCAACGAATACAACAGGCACTTTCTACGAGATCCTCAGCCTTGCTTGCTTAAATGCAGGTGTAACACTTGGAATGACACAGGCAGAGGTCGAGGCTATGCCAAACGGCACAGGTACGAGGTCAATGTATAGTCCTAATGACTGCGAGACTTGGCGTGATGTTATCTCTTGGATAGCTTGTACGATGTGCGGCTATGCAACGATTGATCGTGAGGGTCAGTTGGTCATTAAGACTTGGGGTGATACCTCCGAAATGAATGTATCTCAGGATAACAGGTTCAATGACGGCTTGTATTCAGACTTTGAGACATACTATACAGGCATTTCTGTAGTCAACATGAAAACTGAAATGACAGAGTATTTAGGAATGCCTGTAGACGATGGCTTGACCATGAATCTTGGCTCAAACCCTTTCATGCAGTATGGCACTGAGAGTTACAGAACGGAAATGAAGCAGAATATCCTGAATGCCTTGCAGAATTTCAGGTATGTTCCCTTCTCTGTTTCAACATTCTTAGATCCGGCTTTTGACCTTGGCGATGTACTCATTATGGCAGGCGGTAGGGCAAGCAATAGTAAAGTCTGTGTAATGAGCATAGAGTATTCATTCCAGAACGGACTTAAATTGAAAGGCTTCGGTAGTGATCCTGCGCTTGCGAATGCTCGCAGCAAGACGGATAAAAATATATCGGGCTTGCTTTCAAAAACGGACAGCAAGTCTATTCAGTATTATTCATTCATTAATGCCAAAGCCTATGAGGACATAGCCGAAGAGGAGACCATAGGCAAGTTCAGATTTGCAACAGTTGAAGATACCACAGTAACCTTGTGGCACGAAATCAAGCTCGATTGCAATCTTGATGATGAAGATACACCTATGCAGGTAGTAGTTCATTACTATTTGAACGAGGTAGAAGAACGATATACTCCTGTAATGACCATAGGCGAGAGTGGAGTACATACACTTGACTATAACTACTTTTTAGCAGGTATATCGGGAGGCTTGGTCAACGATTGGAGAGTAACAGTAGAATGCATCGGAGGAACAGCCGATATAGACGCAGGCGATGTTCATATCTTACTCGCAGGACAGGGCTTGGTTAGCAACGATGAATTCCTCGGATACATTGATGCCACAGACGATATTGAAGCATTGGCTATCGCAGGTCTTAATGTATCAGCATTCAGCGAGACAGTTTCTTGCAGGAAGCAACCGCTTGGCACAGTCACGCTTGACCCTGATGATGTATCAGCCTACGATATTCCAGACCTTGCCGTAGTTCTCGAAGAACAAAGCGCATTACTTCAATTAGTGTATAATGATAACCATATAGCATACGCAGGCGAAGGCTTGTACTGCGGTGAGGACATAAGCACAGGTGGCGAGAATATCCTTGCATAAGGAGGCGAACAAATGGCATTTTTTAATATAAGACAATGGATTGATAGGGTAAGCCAATTCCCTAATAGAAGAACCTTGACCAATGTCGAAGACCCGACCGATGTCAAGACCTACGATTTGAGCAGAGCAGAGGGCGAGATAACAACACAGGGAACGGCATTAACAGGAGCAAACCTTACCGACCTTGAGAACAGAATAGGTGCGGCATTTACAGCCGTAGAGCAGGCTATGCCCGAAGCCAACCCTGCGGCAGAGGCAACGGCAAGCCTTACCAAACTAAAGGTAGCTGGCACAGTTTACGAGGTCGAAGGTGGTGGTGGTGAACCACAGACAGGCACGATTGAAGATGTCGCCATAGCTTCATTTTCTGATGGTGCGGATAATGTTCCTGTGTCTGAATTGATTGTTGACATTGAGGCAAGGCAAGAGGGCTCGGGTGTCCCTTCTCCTGACAATGTGAGAGCAATTAGTGGCTTTGATAGTGGGGTTATTACAGTTACAGACAACGACCAAATAACCAACACCTACACAGTTGAATTCGGTCAGACCATCTATGGGGGCTCGCATGATGCTAATGCTGGAAAGATAAAGATTACGCATGGACATAACATTTTTAACGATTTGACATGGACACATTTAGCGGATTATTTAGGCAATCCCACATTTGTTTCAAATGCTGTTGATGGTGCTATGGACTATAATTTAAGAAATGGCTTATGTTCGGCATTTTCTTATAATGCAAATGCCATGTTAACCGGTACAGATAACACGATTGCCCTTGTTTCAGATGGTCGAATTTTTTGTAGATGCTACACATATACAAATGTTAGTGATTTTTTAGCTAATTTAGGAACACAAGAGATTATATATAATCTCGTCACACCAATAGAAATTGATGTCACTCCTGTTCAGGTCAAGACATTACTCAATAACAACAACATATTTGCTGATACAGGAAACATCAACAGGCTGGTTTATTTCAAGACAGGCTGTGAGAACATTGCCAGATTGATTGAGGCATACAGCGAGGGAGACGGCACACAGACAGTCTTACTTGAAGCAAGCGAGTGGGACACCACAACGAACACGATTACTGTTGATGTAGCAGGAGTAACGGCTACGAGTAATCAAGAGATATTGCCCTTGCCTGCCACATCAGCGGCTAACATAGCGAATAACAAGGCGTTACAGGCTTGCAACCTTATGGACTACGGACAGGCGGCAGGGCAGATAACTCTGTATGCCGAGAATATCCCTTCCGTAGATTTGAGCATAAGGGTAATAGTGGGGGCGTAACTATGGCGAATATAATCAGAATAGGCGGAGGAGCAAGTGCAGGCGGTTATTCCTTTAGATACTCGGGAAAAGACAGTTCAAGGAATGACGATAACGAAAACCCTGTAAATATGACCACGATTAATCAGAGTGGGTTTAGCGATGTATTCTCTTACGCAAATGGTATCTTCACAGTTTTGCAGGACACAGAATTACATTATG